TGGTGAGCCTTTATTTGATCAATCAGCATCTGATTATCAAGACTTTGAGCTACCATTAACAGATGAACCATTATTAGTATCTAAAATACTTCAATTTGCCGGTGTTTCTATTAGAGACTCTGAAGTTGTTGCATTAGGAGTTAGTGAAGAAAATAAAAATCAACAAGCACAAGGATAATAATGGCATACTTAAACGGATATCAATACTATGAGAATTCTGGAAATATTCCAGAAGGAGAGAATTGGGGATCATATCAATATGTTTCCCTAGAAGATATTGTAAATAACTTTATGCTAATGTATGTTGGTAATGATAAGTTAATCAACAACGTATCTAAATACAACGTTCTTTTTCATGCAAAAAGAGCTATTCAAGAAATAAATTACGACGCGCTTAAAGAAGTAAAAGTATTAGAGATTAGCATATGTGATGATCTTAAATTTATACTTCCTAATGATTATGTAAATTACGTTAGAATGTCTCTTTATAAAAATGGAGAGTTACGACCTTTAACCGAAAACATACAAGTCAATTATGCTAATAGTTATTTACAAGATAATAACTGTCGAGTGCTCTTTGATCAGGACGGTAATGTTTTAGAAGGTACATCTATATTAGATTTTGATAGAATACATAACCTTCAAAAAACAATGTATCTGGGCGGCGGAATATTTAATAGAAGGCAAGGGGTTAATTTTGAGGGGAATTGGTATTTTAATTACCCGGTAGGTGCTAAGTTTGGTTTAAATACTGAGACTGCTAATATTAATCCTACTTACAGAATCGACAAAAAGTCAGGAGTTATTAATTTTAACTCTGGAATGGCCGGTGAATTATGTATTCTTGAATATATTTCTGACGGAATGGAAAATGGAGATGACTCTAAAATAACAGTTAACAAACTTATAGAGGAGTTTATGTATGCGTATATAAAGTATGCTATTTTAAATTCTAAAACTGGAGTTCAAGAGTACATTGTAAATAGAGCCAAGAAAGACAAAACAGCTCTTTTAAGAAATGCTAAAATAAGATTAAGTAATATTCACCCTGGAAGATTGTTAATGAATCTAAGAGGCCGAGATAAAATGTTGAAATAAAATATGAGAAATCAATCTAGCTCGGCAGAAACTAATTTTTCTTCTGGTAGAATGAATAAAGATTTTGATGAACGTTTAATTCCTAATGGTGAATATGTAGACGGACTTAACATCAGAATTGGATCTACAGAAAAAAATAGCGTAGGTGCCTTAGAAAACACAAAGGGTAACGTTCAATTAACAACACTTCAATACAACGGATCTGTATTAACTGATGCAGTATGTATTGGAGCTTATGAAAACGGATCTAAAGAAACTCTATATTGGTTTATAACTTCATCAGTTGTAGATATGGTTGTGTCTTTTAATACTAATGATAATTTATTAAGATACCATGTTTTATCTGAGTCTGTATTAAATTTTGATTCTCAATACTTAATTACAGGAATAAACCTTATAGATAATTTACTTTTTTGGACGGATAACTTAAATCCACCTAGAAAAATAAATGTAGATAGAAGTTACCCGGCTCCAATTTTAGGCGTAGATCAAATTGATGAGAGTGATATTTCAGTAATTGTAGCACCTCCATCGTCATCTCCTATATTAAATTTAATATTAGTACCTGGTGAGGAAAACTATATAACAAATAAATTCATATCATTTGCTTATAGATATAAATATAAGGACGGAGAGTATAGCGCATTATCTCAATTTAGCGATATTGCTTTTGAACCGGGCGCGTTTTCAATTGATTACTCTACGTATGAAAATGCAGGTATGGAAAATGTTTTTAATGCTGTAAATGTTTCATTCAACACGGGAGATGATAATGTAATTGGATTAGATTTATGTTTTAAATTATCCGACTCTAACATTATAAACGTAGTAGAAAAGTATAATAAAAAACAACAGGGATGGTTAGATAACATTACTAAACAAGTGGTGTTTACAAACAAAAAAATATATACTACTTTAACTGAAAGCGAGTTACTTAGATTATTTGATAACGTACCTAGACTAGCCGTTGCTCAAACTACAATGGGTAATAGATTGATGTACGGAAATTATGTTGATGGTTACAATATATCGGATACGAATGGAAATTCAATAGCTATAGATTATGATGTAGAATTAATGACAGAGGCTATAGGTTTTGTTGAGCTTCCTCTTATATTAGATAATGGAGTTAACTATACAATAGACTCTTCTAAATCGGTAAATAATGCTAAGTTTAATATAGATTTAACTGGTATTGAATTAGTTAGTGGATCGTACATTTCTGTGTCGTTAAATTTACAGCATGACTCATACTCTGGCGACTCTTCATATAACGTCATACCGTCTAGTGAAGCTCCTCGAAACAGTTTTAAATATAATTTTGTATTTAATATTCAAAAAAATTATTCAAGCGTAAATGAATTGGCTACTAGTCAAGAATTTATAGACGCAGTATATACTCATAATCCTTATATTGATTGTTCATCTGGAACATCCGTAACCGATTATTTTAATTGCGGAATCATCACAAAGTCTGATTGGACTGAGGTTGGCAGTGGAATATCCGGAATTGATGGAGGGTTTACAATTTCGTCATCTCTAGGATCTAATATACTAAGCATACAAATTCCAGCTGTAAAATTTAGTAAGGAGACTTCTCCTGGGGTTTTTATTTATGCTTATGAGTACTTTACTAACTCTGTAACTAATGCTAGCTATGCTAAGGTTGGATCTAAACAAAGCTTACATAGTAATAGAGATTACGAAGTGGCTATTGTATATATGGACGACTATGGTCGTAGCTCTACTGCATTAGTGGACACTAACAATACTATATTTGTTCCATCGTACAATTCAGATACTAAAAACTCTATAAGAGTAAAAATTAATAGTATCGCACCTTACTGGGCTACAAAATATAAGTTTGTAGTCAAACCTTCTAAGTCTCAGTATCAAGTTGTTTACTCTAATATATTCTTTATTGAGGATAATGGTTTTACTTGGTTTAAATTAGATGGGGACAATAGAAGTAAGGTACAAGAAAACACTAACTTAATAGTAAAGTCAGACTCTGCCGGAGTTGTTAATACATTGGTTAAAACTAAGGTACTAGCATTGGAATCTAAAGGAGAGGATTTTATAAAGGATAATAAAAATGCATCTGGATCTAACATAATAGAGCCTGCTGGGTTGTACATGAAATTAAGACCGTCTAACTTTTCTGCTAGATACGTTGAGAATTCATTTATAAATCCAGGCGAGGTTGAAAACAGTACCGGAGACTTTCCTAATATATCTTATCCTTGTTATGTTAATAATCCTAACTTTGGAGATCCTGGAGAACTAGAGTTTATGCCTTATGACATACCTGCTGGTAGTTTAATAAAAATAAATATTCACGTTTTTAGATTTGCTAGAGGCGCGAGTTGTGGAGGAAGAGATTATTTATTTGAAAAATCATTTACGGCATCTCAAGATTATGCGAGTTTATATGACTTTATAATTGGAGATAATGTTGATGTTACTTCTGGTGTATCTACCGGAGGAGACGACACTATAAATACAAATTATTTTTACACAGCTAAGGAAACTATTTACACTGGAGATTTACCTGACATGGAAGATGTCAACCAGTATCAATTTCAAGAAGACTTAACCAATGGTAGGTTATATTTTGTAATGAAAAGCGGAACGCCTAAGTGTGGTGGAATAAATCCACACTACTCTCATATATCAAGTACCATACAGGTACAAAGATCTGAGTCGTTAATGGTATTTGAAACAGAAGCAGCAGAGGCTAATGGAGAAACTTACTTTGAAGGAAGTGAATCATTTTCTATTATTAACGGGTACCATAGAGGTAACGTTACTAATCAATCTTCTGGTATACCTGCCGTTATAGATCTAAACTTCTTTGATTGTTTTTCATTCGGTAACGGAGTTGAGAGTTATAAAGTAGGGGATACTATAGTTGGAGCTCCTCTTTACTTAGGAAGTAGAGTTACGGCTGTATCTCAAGAAGACTTTAAAGAAGCTCATAGGTACGCTGGAATAACATATAGCGGTGTATACAATGCCGAAACAAATATAAATAAACTTAATGAATTTAACTTAGCTCTAGCTAATTTTAAAGATTGCGAAAAATTATTTGGGCCGATTAATATTCTTCACGGAAGAAAGACGGACATACTTACTCTTCAAGAAGATAAAATATCTTATGTATTAGCTGGAAAGAATTTACTTTCAGATGCAGCAGGAGGCGGAGCTATAACGTCTATACCGGAAGTACTTGGTACTCAAATAGCTAGAATAGAGGAGTTCGGAATAAGTAGTGATCCGGCTAGTTTTTCTGTTTGGGGAGAAGACGTATACTTTACTGATGCTAAACGCACGTCTGTGATAAATTTAAAAGGAGGGTCTGCGCAGTCAGACATGTTGACACCTATATCTAGGTTGGGAATGAACGGATGGTTTAGAGACGAGTTTAAAGATAGAATGAACTATCAAAAAATAGGCGGTTATGATCCATATCTAAAAGAGTATGTTTTATCGCTAAATGATAAAAAACTTCCGTCAGAACTAG